TGCTATTGTTTGAGCAGAACCCATATAAGCTCTGAACATCGGTATATTTCTATTTGCTAAAGTTTCAGGTGTAACTACTTTTAAACTATTTGTCCAGGTATCTACTTCAGCTTGTGTTGCTATTAATCTATTTGCTATTTTCCAACTATTAGTTCCATCGCAAATTAATTTTAAAATGCCATAAGCATTTAAAATATCAATAGCTGTTGCTCCATCAATTGTATCTGCACCATCTCTTTGAACTGTAATTTTATTTGTAGAGGTGACAGTTCCCGATTCATCAATAATAACTAATTCACCGCCTGCAGGAAATGTAGAAGCAGCGGGTAAAGAAAATATTCTAGCTGCTGACATAGTTCCAATTTGAGCAACGACCTTATCTGTAGCTAAAATAGCATAGGCTGCATCATCAACAGTTGTTCTTCTATCAATAGATAAATTTGCTCTTCCTTCAGCTTTATTTGCTGAACCTAAAAAGGTAACAATATCTGCTGAATATTGAGCTTCAATTTTTGCTAATAACTGAGCTATTGTGACTTTTTTTATCAACACTAGACTCATTCAAATGTAAATACGCAGCATCTAGGATTGTTCCTGTTTTCGCTGGTAAACCTGGGACTGTAATATTTGCCATAATTTTCTAACTAATTTTAAAATTAATACTAAAAGCTTTAATATTTGCTGCTGTAACACCAGATATAGGAATAGTTCCATCAGCATCAGCAGTTCCAAATGTTAAAGTATTATTGTTTATGATTTTTGTTGACGCAGCTGCAGATGTTGGCTTATCAGCAAAACCTAAAACATAGTCATCTAAATTTGTGCTATCAAAAGCAACAATAAATGAAAAATGACCATCTTTTGTTAATCCTGTTCCTACACCGTCAACAACTTCTACCATATCATTTGTGAACTTACTCCACAACCCTAAAACATTAAATATAAAATTTAAATGATTTAATGCATAATTTCCATCTAAACTTCCGTTTTGTTTTAGTTCATCTGTTGGCTCTAATTTGTTACTTCCACCTTGTCTAGTTTCAGTAGCATCATCAGTTGCCCATTCTATTGTATTATCTGGTTTTACCGACATAATATTAAATAATTAATTATTGATAAGCTAAATTTGCTAATCCTCCATCAGTAATATTTTGATCTTCATCGTAGCAACCTAAAATTGCTCCTGTATCTATGACCAAAGTATCTCCTGTGTCAGTTATTAAATCTAAATTTTCTACAACTCCAAATTCTCTTCCACCGAAAATAGTTTGGAGTTTATTACTTCCAACTCCTGATTCATAATCAACAACAAATTGTGATCCTGCATCATCTACAAGATCGTCTCCTGAATCAGTTTGTAAATTCGCTTGTGTAGTTTCAATCTCTGTTGCAATAAATGGAACTTGACCATCTGATGCATAAATTAAAACTGCAACTCCTGCAGCCGACAATCTATCAATTGTTGTTTTGATATTTGTTGGTAGTGTTTCTCCATTTGTATAAATAGTATAAGCAGCAGGAGGATTATCTGAATAAACAACTTTAGTAGCATTTGTAACTATAGTTAAAATTTCAACAATATCTTCTACAAAAGCTCTAGAAGTATTCTTAAATATTTTTAAAGTTAAAGCTGAACGATAATCAGCATCATTTCTACCATTTCTTCCTTCTACAATAATATGACCAATTAAATCTAATTGTTTTCCTGATGAATTAGCTATATTCAAAATAACTTTCAGATCAGCAAATACAGTATCTAATTCATCAAAAGTACTAGTAGCAACTTGGAGAACTTTATTAAAATTCTCTGATGATTTAAATTGCTCAATATTTAATTGTTTTATAGTATCGTAAATGCTCATTATAATGTAACGTCAATTCTACTTAAATCAAATAAAGGTTTTTCCTTTATTGAACAATTAATATTAGAAGCACTATAAGTTGGTGTTCCTCCTGCTGTTGCAGTTGAAGCAATAGTTATTGTAGCAGATCCTATACCTTCAATCTCATACAAAGGTTTATAAAATTTTTGTGTTACAATAACATCTCCTATATTAAAATAATCTTTAGCAAATTCTAATATCGATTCTTTTATTGCAGCTTCACCGTCAGCAGGGAAGTCTTCCTCGTTATTATAAGAATCAATAACAACTTTAACCCACATATATAAATTGCTAGGTCTTGAAAATTTAATGTTGTGAGGAATATCTTGATCGTCTTTAACTTCTACTGTAATATCTCCATGAGATTTTATGCCTGCAACTTTCATTTGGAATAATTTAGCAGCAATATTTGCGTTAGAACCGCCTTCAGCAACAGTTTCAAAAGATTTAGCAGGAATATTATCTGAATCAGTAACTAAACTATCGTTTTCGTATACTCTACAATAACTTACTCC